GTTCTTGTATTTAACGGTGCGACTAAAAAATTTGATGCAACTTTAGAATTAACGCCAGGTGCGACACAGAATTTAGACATCAACGGAGGAAATTTCTGAAATGGCTAGTATAATTAGAATCAAACGATCATCGGGTACAGCCAAACCTGCTAGTTTGAATTGGGGTGAAATGGCATATGTGACTGGTGTAGGTCAATATGGCGGTACAAATCAATTTAAAGACAGAGTATTCTTAGGAGATGACGGTACAAACGTTCATCCAGTTGCTGGTCACTATTACACGTCGATGATGGAGCACACACCTGGTGCTGTAAATGGTGTAACTAACTCAAGAAATAGTGATGGTGGTATCGTAGCAATTCTTGATAGTGATAGAAAGATTGATTTATGGAATGTAGATAACTTAACTTTAGACGCAAATACATTATCTTCATCTAACACTAATGGTGATATAATTCTTAATCCTGCTGGATCTGGTGAGGTAATGATTCCTGATGACACCAAACTTGGATTTGGTGGAGGTGTAAATGGAACAGATAATTCTAATGCACATATAGAATATGATGAGAATGGAACAGATGAATTAAAATTTGGTGGAACTGCAAATGTAAGATTCACTAATAGTATAGTAACTATTGCTGGTCAACTTATTACAACTGGTGATGCTACTCTTGGTAACATCAGAATTAACAACAATATTATCGCATCAAATTCAGGTGCTGATAATACAATATTCATTGACCCATATCCAGATGGATTAAGTAATGAGGGTCAGGTTATCATTAAAGGTAACTTACAAGTTGATGGTACAACAACTACAGTTAACTCAACACAAACAACTGTTAATGACCCAATTATGATGGTTGGTGATACCACCAGTTCAAGAACTGTGATGGTAGCAGTTCAATCAGGAGTTTCTACAGTTATAGTTGAATCTGTAACAGGTATCGCAGTAAATGATACTTTATTACATTCAAGTTTCTCTGCAAGTGGTATTACAACTGTTACAGCGATAAACAGTGGTGCAAAAATGCTTACCTTCCAAGGTACAACTACCGCTGGAATAAGCACATCAACTCCATTTACAGTTGTACACGCAACAGATACTAATACTGACCGTGGACTCGGATTTACTTATAATACAGGTATTGGAACTGCAAACTCAACTGAAGGTTTCTTTGGATTAGATGATAGTTCAATTGCATCTAGCACTGCTGGAACAGGAAATCACGGTACACACGGTGATAATAGTCGTAGATGGACTTATGTTCCTGATGCAACCATTGCAAATAGTGTTGTTTCTGGTACAAAAGGTTTCTTAGATATTAAAGGTATCTACTATCAGTCAGGTAACTTTAATTCAGGTGGTGTTGTTTGGTTTGATGATACTGGACTACAAAGATCTACAAACAATCCACAAACACCAGTTATTACATCAAAACAAGTATTAACTGCAATTACAAAAGTTACTTTGAGTTCTTTAAGTGCAGGAATTACAGTAGCAGTGGGTGATATCGTAAAACAAGATACTACTGGTGCCTTTGGTGTTGTTGAAACAGCAGTAACAGGTGGAAACTCTGTTAATTTGATTGGTGTAGAAGGAACATTTAACACAACTAATAATTTAAGAAGAGAAGGTCAGAGTGGTGCAATTGCAAACTTAGCATCTGTACCAGGTGCTGCCACCAATGTCTATATAAACAAACCACATTGGACATCGACTCTGGACGGAGGTACCTTCTGATATGCAGCAAAACAGTGAAGTAGACATTAACGTATTAGTGAACTTATATAATACAAGATTAGCATCAGCATTAAACCAAAACGTTCTTTTGGAGGCAAAACTCCAAACTCTAAAAAATGATTTTGAAAAAGAAAAGAATGCACTTTTAGAGCAACTCGCAAATTACACGGATAGCGATGGCAGTACCAACAAGTAGAGGACAACTTATAAATTTCGGTTTGCGTAAACTGGGTTATCCTGTTTTGGAAATTAACCTTGATACTGACCAGATACATGATGCACTTGATGATACAATTCAAATGTATCAGGAACGTCATTATAATGGTATTGAGAGAATGTTTCTCAAGTATAAAATTACACAAGATGATATTGATAGAGGAAAAGCAGACGGAACAACAGGTGTAGGTATTGTAACTACAACAGGTATTCAAACATCAAATGTTACAGTAACAAGTAATTTTTATGAAAACTCTAATTTTCTAGCAGTTCCAGATCATGTGATAGGAGTAAATAGGATATTTAAATTTGATACAAGTTCAATATCTGGTGGAATGTTTAGTATTAAATATCAGTTATTTTTAAATGACTTATATTTTTTTAATTCTATCAATCTTTTACAATATTCAATGACCAAAACATATTTGGAAGACATTGATCATTTATTAACAACAGAAAAACAAATAAGATTTAATCAGAGACAAGATAGATTATACTTAGATATTGATTGGGGAGCACAACAAGAAGGTGATTTTCTTGTCATTGATTGTTTCCGTGCACTCGATCCTGAAGAGTATAAGCAAGTTTATAATGATCCATTTGTAAAAAGATATTTCGTTGCATTGATGAAAAAACAATGGGGTATGAATTTAATTAAATTTAGAGGAACTAAATTACCTGGTGGAATTGAATTAAATGGGAGAGAAATCTACGATGATGGAGTTAGAGAATTAGAGGAACTCAGGTCACGAATGATGATGGATTATGAGACACCTCCTCTTGACTTTATTGGGTGATGAATAATGGCATTAAATCCTTACTTTCTAAATGGTTCAAGAGGTGAACAAAGATTAGTACAAAGTCTAATCAATGAACACTTAAAAATTTACGGTCAAGAAGTAACTTATATACCAAGAAAATTTGTAAATCAATCAACAATAATTGAAGAGGTTACTTCATCCAAATTTGATGATAATTTTTCAGTTGAAATGTATGTAAACACATATGATGGATATTCAGGTGCTGGTGATGTTTTAACTAAATTTGGAATGAGTTTAAGAGATGAAGTTGAACTCACTGTATCAAAAGAGAGATTTGAGGAATTTATAGCACCATTTATGGACTCTTCATTATCCATAGATTTGGCATCAAGACCTAGAGAAGGTGATTTAATATTCTTCCCATTAGGACAAAGATTATTTGAGATAAAATTTGTAGAGCATGAAGATCCTTTTTATCAATTAGGTAAAACATACGTTTACAAACTTAAATGTGAACTATTTGAATATGAGGATGAAATCATTGATACTTCAATTGAAGCGATTGATACTCAGGTTGCAGATGAAGGATATATTGCCACACTCAATCTTGTAGGAGTTGGAAAAACAGCACTTGCTATTCCAATTTTGGGAACTGGTTATATACGTGAAATATTCTTAAACAATGATGGTTCTGGATTTACGAGTACACCTACAGTATCAATTAGCACTTCACCAAATGGAAATGCACTTGCTAACGCTACTGCGGTTGCTATAACAACAACTAGAGCAAGCGTAACATCAGTTGAAAAAATATTGATGACTAACGCTGGATTTGGATATAATACAGCACCAATTATTACAATTACTGGTGGAGGAGGAACTGGTGCTGCTGCGACTTGTTCAATTAACACTGCATCACAAGGTGTTGTAAGGTATATTATGACTGATAACGGTCTTGGATTTGGAACTATTCCACAAGTCACAGTATCTGCTCCACCTGCAGGAATTGCAAGTGATCGTGCTGTTGGAATTGCTTCAATTGGTCCTGCTGGTGGTGGATTTAATCGTGTCAATTCAATCTTTGTTCAAAATGCTGGTATTGCATATACATCTCTACCAACTGTAACGATTGCAAATCCTGAAACTATAAGTGGAATAGGGACTTACCACTTCAATGAAGTTGTTCAGGGTATGCGTTCAGGAACTCAAGCAAGAGTTAAGAAATGGGATGCTGATACTGGAGTATTATCAATTGGTAACGTTGGGATCGGAGAAACTACAACAGGATTCTTTAGAGGTGAAGATGTTAAAGGTCTTACATCTGGAGCGATATTTAGTGTTTCTCTTTATAATAAGGATGATACCACCGATAAATATAACGAAGGTGACATATTTGAGACGGAAGCAGATGCTATTGTCGATTTCACAGAATCTAATCCATTTGGTACATTTTAATGTTAGGAAATTACTTTTATCACGAAATAATTAGAAAAACAGTTATCGCATTTGGTACATTGTTTAATGATATTCATGTGCGACACGATGATAGTGCAGGTAATGTAATTTCAGAAATGAAAGTTCCCGTAGCATACGGACCAAGACAAAAGTTTTTAGCAAGAATACAACAACAACCAGAATTAAATAAAGCAACTCAAATTACATTACCTAGAATGTCTTTTGAGATTACAAATATTTCTTACGATGCAACAAGAAAAGCAGGTATAACTCAAACATTTAAGGCAGCAGATACTGAAGATGGTAATAAGATGAAAAAGGTTTTCATGCCTGTGCCATATAATTTGGGATTTGAGTTGAATATACTTGTCAAATTACAAGATGATGGATTACAAATATTAGAACAAATATTACCATTTTTTCAACCAGGTTTTACACTATCCATTGATTTAGTTAAATCGATTGGTGAAAAAAGAGATGTTCCAATGATATTAAATTCAATAAGTCAACAGGATGATTATGAGGGTGATTTCTCAACAAGAAGAGCATTGATATACACTTTATCATTTACTGCAAAGACCTTTATGTTTGGTCACATCGCAAAAACTCCAGAAGGACTTATTCGCAAAGTTCAGTTGGATTACTACACAGATACCAATACACAAACTGCAAAGAGAGTGCAAAGATATACTGTTGTTCCTAAAGCGAAAAAGGATTATAACGAAGATAACGTTATAGATACTAAAGACGAACCATTCATCGAACCAGGTGATGATTTTGGTTTCACTGAGACAAGTACGTTCTTTGGTGATTCAAAAGATTTTGCCCCAAATAGGGGAGTGGACATCTAATCATGAAAAACTCATATGATTCATTAAATGATACATTCAACACTGACCCTGTTGATGAAACGGCTATTGAAATTGCAAAAGAAGAAAAAAGAAAAAATCAAATTCAAAAATTAACTGAT